TGACGATTTAGACGATGCATTTCCAAATGACAATACTAAAGCTGGAGACTCAGATGGAGACGGTGTTGACGATTTACTGGATGCATTTCCAAATGACAGCACTAAAGCTGGAGACTCAGATGGAGACGGTGTTGACGATTTACTGGATGCATTTCCAAATGACGGCACTAGATCTGGAGACTCAGATGGCGACGGTGTTGACGATTTAGACGATGCATTTCCAAATGATAATACTGAAAGTGCCGATACAGACGGAGACGGAGTAGGCGACAACTCGGATGCATTTCCAAATGACAGCACTGAAAGTGTTGATACAGACGGAGACGGAATAGGTAATAACGCAGATAGTCACTTACATGATAACACTAAATCAGGCGTAGATGCTGACAACGACGGAATTGACGACGCAGTAGATAGCCATCCAAATGACGCAACTAAATCGGGCGTAGATGCTGACAACGATGGAATTGACGACGCAGTAGATAGCCATCCAGATGACGCAACTAAATCAGGCGTAGATGCTGACAACGATGGAATTGACGACGCAGTAGATAGCCATCCAGATGACGCAACTAAATCAGGCGTAGACGCTGACAACGATGGAGTTGACGATTCAGTAGATTCAGACCCCTTGGTGAATAATAATTTTGTCGATGTAGATGGAGATGGGGTATGGGATAGTGTAGACCCCAATACAACCCTTGCGGGTCAACCTGGAGCTGATACGAGTGTAAGCGGTGCTTTTTACGGGTGGGGGACGAACGATCTAATGCTTGACCTTACTCAAAGTAGTGGTCCTCACGGCGCAAGAGAGTACTTTGCCCATGTGTACCAGGATTTGGGTACATTTGATCTTGGGAGAGGTTGGAGTGATCTTGCTGAGGCAGAGAGTAACCGAGTTACGATCCCAGGCCTGGATAATTACTTTATTAATGGTTTTGAATATTCACTTGCCACTTCAGATGATGGGCAAAGTGCAGGGTTTTACGTCCACATATATAATGGAGATTTAGTCCTTCAAGTCCGAAATGGAAATAAAGTTGGGTATAGAAAAGTCTATGACTCAAGCACTCAGCAATTTGTAAACGGATTCTCACTCAGTAATTACGGATTCCTTGCGGGCGACTTGAGCGGTCAGGGATACATTAGCACCTTCAACCTCAGTTACGATATTACTAAAGTACAAGATTCTGACGGTGATGCAATTAGTGATTATGACGACGCATTTCCAAACGACCCACTTGAATACCAGGACACAGATGGGGATGGAATAGGCGACAATGCTGACACAGATGACGACGGTGATGGAACACCCGATGTCGATGACTTTTTACCAAAGGATGCGAGTGAATCTGCCGATTCAGATGGAGACGGAGTCGGAGATAATGCTGACGATCTCCCACTTAACCCAGACGAACAGACTGACTCAGATGGAGACGGAGTCGGAGATAACTCTGACCTATTCCCAAATGATCCCGACAGATCAGCAAACTTAACTTTGAATGACCAAGTAGGGCCTATTCCATTTGGCACGACCGGAGAATGGGACGGATCGCCGCAGACTCTCACTGCGTTCCCAACTAACAGCGAACTTTGGCTAAACGATGGCACAGAGTGGTCAAGAGGTTACTACAGAAACTTTACTGATGATAAAAACATATGGTTTGGAATAGTTAATGTGGGTAATAAAGTAACGATGTATACAGGTACCACAGACCAAATGTCGCAAGCAGAAGCTATTGATGTCGGAACATGGGATCAAGATGGTATCCACATAACAATGGATGGGTTTGTTGTTGATCGAATTGACGACACTCACGTAACTATAACTTTTGTAGGAGTTGACTCCGATAATGACGGAGTGGCGGATGCAGTAGACGTATTTCCAAATGATCCAAGTAAATCTGTTACGCCAGCTGGGCCAATACAAGGTGGTATAACTTCTAACGGTACTACTCAACAGGGACAGGGAACTACCAGAATGTATGAGGTTTTCGACATGGCAAGTTCAGCAGAGTTCACATTTAGCTGGAACGCCGAGCCTGGGGCTGTCAGTTACCATGTTAGTGTAAATGGTTACGAATACTTGCACACAGGCAATAGCTGGAACAATAGCGTTTCATTGGGGGAAGAAGTCTACAATGTAACTGCTCCTACTTTTAATTTGCCTAAGACAGGCGGCGGGCAATCGGCCGTCCTAAGAATAAGTTCGGTAGATGCTGCTGGGAATTTAAGTTCACCAGTTAGAGTCTATACGGCCGTTGTAGATAACACCCCTGTGTTTGGTCCGGTAACCGGTACTATAGGCTCTAACGGTTTCTCACAACCAGGGCAGGATACTCCCACTATATATCATGTCTTTAATCCTTTTGCTAGTACGATGACATTTACTTGGGGCGCAGCTCCGGCAGCTGCGGGTTACGAAATCGATGTGAACGATTACGTATACGATCACTATGGGAGAGGCTGGACTAATAATACCCTCCTTAAAAGCACAACTTACTCTACAACAGATCCAAATTGGAGCTGGCCTAAGACAGGCGGCGGTCAAAGTGGACTCGCGAGAATATATGCTATAGATGCTGATGGAAATCGAAGTTCAGGTGTTAGAGTGTATATGGCGAATATAAGTCTCACTCCTGTGGATTCCGACGGCGATGGAGTTATTGACCTCGACGACTCCCAACCTAGTGACCCTCTTATTTCTGGAGTAGATGCAGACGCAGACACAATTGATGATGCTATTGACCCCGATCCAAACATACCAAACGTTATATTAAACCCGACTCACGGCATTTATATACCTACCGTTTACGTTGATGATAACTCAGGAGGTGGACAAATAGTTTTCAATGCCTTGGATTACGTGCAAAACCCTGAAGTTTTAGCTACTACTACTCATACGCCGAGGTTTAGGCTTGAAGGAGGAGCAACAACAGAGTTTGAGGTGGTAGGCGACAATGTTGTCCTCAAGGTGAACCCCGATTATTCATCATTTCCAGTCCATCAGGGTATCCCCGCAAAGTATTACACAAAGGTACAGTTCTACACCAACTATGGGCTGTCTGCATCGGCCGGCCTTTGGGTACAGGTAAGAGCATAATGTTTAACAATCTAAAATAATATGAATCATAAAATAACTTGGGATCCCCCTTCTTCGACTTCCGACTTTAGCGGCATACGAGTATTTCGCGTAACCGCCCAGCTAGAAGAGGTGCCTGAAAAATACTTCGAGATAACCTCGGGCTTTAGCACAGTTAAGGTAACTATCACAGATCACTGGGAGACTTACAACAGGCTTGTAATTGAGTCCGGAACGAATATGGGCAGCGACCCCTCAGTTAATCACTGGGATGGGACCAGCCCCGATATCTACTTTGTGCACGATACCTTGTCTATGCTAACGATGGGCGATCTAGCTTCGGTTCAGATTGCGAGTCATAATATGTATCAAACTGGAATCGATGCCGAGCTAATTGCGGGAGACGGATCCGAGCCAGTGCCGGTATTCTCTGCATACGAATCCTTACCTCCAAACCTTGGATATGGACCCCCTGCCGGAGGACCGCCCCCTGCGTATTACAAACAGGATTTTCTTGATGGTCATAAGGTCGGCACCATAACCGATTTTCTTCACACCAGGTGTTTTGTAGAGGATAAAAATGTTCCCTCGGGTGATCACACCTACGGGGTTATCGGCTACAATTCAGGTGGGTATGGCGAGTGCACTCAAATTGGACCCTATTCAGTATAATGTCTGACATAATTGTTTTCGACCAGCTCGCAGACATTAAACGTCTAACTACCGATGAGTCTTTTATCTTACTTGAAAAACGTTTTCAAAAAGAAAGAGCACGTATGCTCGGGAAGATGCTTGATAGGGATACCAATCAAGAGGAGACCCTTGCCCTCAAAGCTGTCATTAACAGTCTTGAGGGGGTATCGCCGATGGCTCTTGCGGAAAAAATACTTAAAATTGAAGTAAAAAACCGGAAGGTAGAATCCCCCGAGTTTTTTAAACTGAAAAGGAAACGATAATGGGCGACTTAAAAGTATTTAACAGTGCGGGAGAAAGCGACGACCCAAACACGGTAACTAGCTACAACAGCTCTGTAGGTAGAATCTCAGATTTGTTTGTGGCGAAAGAAGACCTTCAGGACTTGACTTCGGCTATTGAAAATAACACTAACGCAGTCCAGGGAATTACCCAAGGAGCGAGTTCAAGTTTTGACACTTTTAGCGAAGTTGAAGAGAGCCTCAGTATAGATGCTTTTCTGTCGGCATGGGATGATGAGTGATTCTATACCACCCCCAATTGAAACACTCCAGCTTAGGCGCGAGTTAAACCAGGCCCAATCTACTATCACCGATCTACTAGTTGTTATTGATACGGCTCAGGCTGCTTTAAGAAGAGCTGAATCTTCGATCCCCGAAGACTTAAGAGGGCACGTGTTTAATCAGTCCGCTAAGTGGGTTCTGTCTTTTTCGCTAAAGTCGTAGGCAAACTCGTCGTAGTAGCGGCCTGTATATTCAAACCTACCGCAGTGGGCTAAATAGTCTTTAGTGTAGGCGTGGATTTTACCGCCGAGGCGTCTCCACATTTTACAGAAATTAAAGTCCTCTCCTGTGTACTCGCCAGTCTTTGGGTTAAACTTGAAGTCGAAGAAGTTATACAGGTTCATGTACTTTTGCCTCCCCGCATTTGTCAGTATAGATTTATCTATACGAAGGTTGGGCTTAGCTTTAGCTATTTTTTCAAGCACATGTCGCCTTATCATCATAAAACCTGTGGTGCCGTGATTGGCTTCAATCCAGCTATCGTCTATGATTTTTGAATCTTTAACCCTAGATATAGTGTACCTATTACCTAAGGTTTGCTGGTGGCATTCGGCGCCATTGGTAAGCGCAGTTTGGCTCTTACGCCAAAAGTGTTGCTTAACAGGGTAGGGGGCGAAAGCAACATCATAGGGGCTATTGAGTAAAGCATGTGCTGTCTGAGGATCAAACCTCACATCGGAATCTACGAATAGTAAATTATCGAAGCGACGATCGTTTAAAAAGTTAGACACGCATATGTTTCGGTTCTGCGGAAGAATGCTTCCCATCACCATGTCATGCTTAAAGAGAATCCCTTTGTTGCTGCAATCTGTAGCAAGCTCCACGGTGCTTAAGTGAAAAGCCATATCTACTTCCCCTGTAGTCGGAGTACACATGAATATGGAGTTTAAATTGTTTTCCATGTTCCCTCCCCTGTGTGAATTAGTAATTTTTCAGTATCTGTTGAATAAGCCAGCGTTCCTTCCGCTTCAGAGTCAAGGGCTACTATGTTCGACTCAGTATCTAAAATACGTGCTACCCCCTGTTTTGACTCGACAAAAGTTTTAACTAAACTTCCGAGAGTTTCTAATAAAGTCATATAAACTTTACTCCTAAACTATTTTCTACCTCGGTAACCCCATACCGTATTACCCTTGCGTTTATAACTTTCCGCTCCCAACCGTATAATTTAGCCCAACGCCGCACAGTTCCGGCGCTTACATCCATTTTATCGCGTATCTGTCTGGGGGATATATAATCATTTTCGATGTTCACCATAAACGATTAGTAACGGTCTTAAGCGTTTTAATCCACCGGATGTAAAGCGCCTGCAACCGATTGATAAAGACTGCTAAAAATAGGAGTATGAGTAGTAACCAAGAGGCTTAGCCTCAAATTATAACCTAAAAAAAAACAAAAATATGTCAGATAACTTATTCCAACAACTCGGTGCCGCCATCAAAGGTAAGATCGCATCCGAAGTTAACACCTTAAATCTCGCTATTACTGCTGCTCAAGCTGTTGATTCCGCTGCTCGTACTGCTTTAGAATCTAGCCTTCAGGGCGAAATCTCTTCTGCTCAAGCTGTTGATTCTGCTGCTCGTACTGCTTTAGAATCTAGCCTTCAGGGCGAAATCTCTTCTGCTGTTACTGCTGCTCAAGCTGTTGATTCCGCTGCTCGTACTGCTTTAGAATCTAGCCTTCAGGGCGAAATCTCTTCTGCTGTTACCTCAGCTTCTTCTGTTGATTCGGCTGCTCGTACTGCTTTAGAATCTAGCCTTCAGGGTGAGATTGCTGTTGCTCAAGCTGTTGATTCGGCTGCTCGTACTGCTTTAGAATCTAGTCTTCAGGGCGAAATCTCTGCTGCTCAAGCTGTTGATTCTAGTGCTCGTGCTGTTATAAACGGCAGCGTATCAAACCTCGAAACCAAAGCCGGTTCGCTTGCTGCTGACGGTAACTCTGCTAATTTTAGCGGAAATGTTACTGGTGCTAACGGAACTTTCACTAACTTAACTGTTAACGGAACAACTACAACTATTGATACAGATAACGTTATTGTTAAAGATAGCATTATGAGTATCTCTGCTGGTGCTTCTGTCGCTGCTAATGCTTCTAACGATAGCGGATTTATCGTTGAGCGTGGTTCAAGCCAAAACAACGTCGGATTTGTATGGGACGAAGGCATTGATCGCTTCCGTGCTGTATCGACTTCGGCTACTGCTGCTACTAGCGACATTGACGGAACTGATTCGTCCATGAGCTATGTGCCTATGCAGGCTTCTGACCTATTCTTAGGTACTGATTCGGTTAATACGATCTTCACTAAAGTTGCAGATCTCGGAACAGCTTCTGATTTCAGCACTGCGTTGAACGGCGCCTAATCCTTAAAGAATAAATCTTAAAAACCGGGGGTCGGAGGATAATCCTCTGACCCCCTTTTTTATGCGAATATTAGCAGCCACAATACTTCTTAGCCTGTCCTCGTGCAGCGTAAAATCGATCTACCCAATTGCGGGCGCTACGATAGGTGGATCGGGAGGTGCCCTTTTAGGTGGTCCAGGTGGAGCCGCAGTTGGAGCTTTTGGAGGGAACGCTGTAGGCCATATGCTTAAGTCCGAGAAGGAGGTAGAAGAGCTAGAGGAAAAAGTTGAAGAGCTTTCAAAAGGAGATGTCCTTAAGCTTTTAGACGAACAAAAAGGTTGGTTTGGTAAAACCATAGAGGGTGTCTACGACTTACTAAAACTAGGAGGTTTCGTAACTCTGATATATTTTGTATTTCACTTTTGGTATGGTCGATATTTCGTAAAAAAACTTAACAACAATAAAAAATGAATGATGCAAATATGTTTATAGGATGGTCAGGAACTCTCGCTACAATATCCCTAGGTCAATACAGCGATATAGTCGCAATACTGTGCGGTGTCGCAACAACTGCGTACATGGTCGTTAAACTGAAACAAGCCCTTAAAAAGAAAGATTAATTAGTGATATCTCAAGTCTTCTACGTAAACCTAGACTACCGAAATGACCGTAAGATTAATATGGAGAATACCCTGCCCGTATTAGGGGCTCCAGTCACTCGATATCCCGCAATTCGACCTACGCATAAAGAAATTACTGAGGGTAAATATCAAAAATATTATGCTCGATCTATACCTAGAATAAAAAAATATCTGGATGCTGAGGCTACTCTCCCAAGGGCGTTTGGTATATACGGGGTTTACCTATCTCAGCGCCATATACACTCCCATTGGGCAGCGAATAAAGGTGAGGGGGTTTATGTCATAGTTGAGGATGATGCTGCTATAAGCGTCTCAACTATCATGAAAATAGACCGGCTGTTTATGGAGAGGCATGTACCCGATGACTGGCACATGATACGAAATATTTGGAATGATGAAGGGAAAAATCACATGGATCTCTCTAAGTTCACTTCGTGCCACAACGAGTCAAAATACGCCGATAAGTACAGCCACGGACGTTATGGTGGAGCCCACTTTTCAATTTGTAACGGCGCAAGAGCTAATGAAATTCTTGAGTATCTAGATAGGGACTTTGTATATGCAATTGATTCCGCATACTCGACTAACCAGCTTAATGTGTATCACACGAACTTAGATGTTACTATTGGTGATTTTGGTACTGATATACCAAAGATAGATCTAGAGCCCGAGCCCGACCCCAACGGACCTGTCGTTCATATTTTATGATTAGTAATAAACACAAATTTATCTATATACATCCACCGAAAACTGGTGGGACTAGTATCGAAAAACTTTTCGATGACGAGGCAGATGTAAGAGATGTAGAGCATAAGCATAAATACGCGGACTTCTACTGGACTCCCCAGTGGTCTGACTACTACCGATTCGGCTCGGTTCGAAACCCTTTTGACCGAATGGTGTCGTATTATTTCTGGAGACTGAAAAAAGATCTGGTGATGTTTGGGCGAGACAACTTTGAAGATTGGATAGCTTTTATCACAGACTTCCCCGAATGGAGGCGTTATCAGGAAACAAACTGGCACTTCACAACCGCAATCGACAACCAGTGGAATATGCTACGACTTATCGATAACATAGTTAAATTCGAACACTTTCAGGACGACTTCGATAAAGTATGTTCTGAGATAGGCATTCCTAAAATGGAACTGCCTCATACTAATAAATCTGAACGCGGAAGCTACCAACAATATTACACAGGGAGATCTAAAGAACTAATTGAGAAATATCATTGGAAAGATCTTAAGCACTACGACTACAAATTCTAATCATGGAAGACGATAAAGTAAAAAAAGAGAAAAAAGCTTGTGGAACAACCTGCCCATCACCAACAATTTGCAAAGACCTATTTAAGGGTAAATGCGCTGTGGAAATTATGCAGCAGCAAAAAGGTGAGGCTGAAAAAGTAAAAGATAAAAAGAAACCTGGCACCTACGGGTAAAGCTTTACAACCGGTTACGCCAGAGTAGCCGAAAGTCTATCTTCGCAGTATGGAAACTATTACTGCGGAGGTTGAATCCCCGCAAACAGATGAGTTGAGTGTTGAGAGTGCTTCTTCTGAAGACATTCGCAATGCTCTTGGTACAACGCCAGAGACCGTAGCTGAAGAGCCGTCTCTCGAAAGCCCTGAGCCTGAGGTTTTAAGCCCAGAAGCAGAAGTCGAGAGTCTAGAGTCGGAAGAAGATAAGCTTGGAAAACGTAGGATTCGTCCTCGTAACGAGCTCGATCAACAAGTCATAGATCTCTACAGATCTGAAGGCTTTAGTGGATCTTTTGTCGATGCTTCTCGAGTAATCTACGGGCAAGACGTTAACGCCGCTCCTCAGAGTATTTATCAACAGCCACAGGAAGTCGAGGCGCCTTTGCCCGATCCGGCCAGCGGCATTGATGGACAAGTTGCAGAACTGGCAGCTTCTATAGAAGAGCTTGAAGGTAAGGTAGAGACCGCAGCCGAAGAATTGGAAACGACAGAAGCGTTGAGATTACAACGCCAAATCATGAAAAAGGAACTCGAGTTGCAGACTTTAGCGAATCGTAAAGAGCGCATGGAAGAGGCCCAGGAGCAACAAGCTCATCAGACCCACCGTTCCAAAGCGGTGGACAGTAGAAATAGAGTCTATGAAATGTACCCCACTTTGCAAGATAAGGCGTCAGTCTATCGCAGGCAATTTGATGACTACATAACACAGGCTCAATCTAATCCCGACTACGCCCCAGTCTTCGATTCACCTCGATGGCCTGAGCTTTTAGCAAATGAATTTGCCTCATTTACGCCTGCACCTGTGCAGCAGCAAGTTGCTGTCGCACCTCAACCCCAGCAGCCGCAAATGGGAACTCAAGCCAAAGTTTTGACGACAGGACAAACGGCACAACCTGTACACACTTCGGCTACATCCGAAGGGCTTCTAAATGACATGGGACAGATGAGTAATGCTGATCTTTATAAATTACTCGGACAAGGAAATGTCGCAACGCCCGGAAGGTAGTTAGTCGAGGTACTTAAACAAACCTTAAAACAAAAAAACAATGGCTATTAAAAACTTCACAGCCCCACCAAACGATCCATTAGGCAACAACGTTGCAAATAATGTCGATTTGGTATCACCCCGCATATCATCATATGCTGATTTACTTCAAGGAGACGGAAATTCCGATTTGCGTTCACGTCTTTGGTCCGAGCTCGTTACACGCGATGCTAGGGAAAAAAACGTATTCGACAAGTTCATCGGCGGAGAAGGAAGCGGTAAACCTATAACAGAAAAACGCGATCTTAGCGCAGGCGGATCAGATAAAGTAACTTTTACTACAGTTGCTCCAATCAGAGGACAGGGTGTTCGTGGAGAAGAAATTCTCAAGAACAGTACTGACAATCTTGATTTCGGAACATTCTCCGTAGAAGTTGACCTCGTTCGTCACGCTGTATCCTGGACTCAAGTTCTTAAACTCATGAGATTCACAGGTAAGACTATTGACCAGCTTTCGGCTGAAGTCATGTCCGAATGGATGGCTCGTACAGAACAAGACCAACTTCAGTTTGCTCTTCGTCAAATCTGCTTAAAGCATACAGTCGGAAGTAACGTATTGGCCGGTTATGGAACAGGTGCTAATAACGAACTTCTTTACACAGATCCATTCTCAGTCGATATCATTCAAGAGGCTAAACAAGCTCTTATTGCTAACGGTGCTGAGCCAATGAATACTGGTGGAGATATCAATCAGGAAATTCCTGGTTATCTGTTCTTTGCTCCAGATGCTTGCTTACGCTCATTGCGTTCTGACCCCGATTACTTAGAAGCTATCCTTCAGGCTGATTCCAGAGGAGATAACAATAAGTTGTTCAGCGGTTCTTATGCAAAATGGGACAACAACATCATTGCAAACCATAATGTTCTCATCGACACAGCTCGTGGTCGTCAGGGTTCTCCCTTACTTCCAACATTCTATACTTTTGATCCCATCTTAGATGCGACTAACGGTATTGGAGGAGCTGACGGAGATTACATCGCTAACTTCCGTGGAGCGAATATTAACCTTCCTGGTGGAGGATCCGCTTCAATAACTCCTGATAACGGCACATTTAACATGCTCGGTATTGATTCTGCTGACGGAACTGTCGCTCTTTATGAGTACACTTCTGCAAACATTGCAGCTGGATTTGGTAGTGTTACTTTGACCCGCGTAAACGGTGACGGTGGACTACTTGGCAACGTTAAAGTTGGTAATGCTTTTGCAGCTGGATCCCAGTTTGTACAGTGCAATGACATCGGAACTCCGATCGGTTACTGCTTGGCAATGGGTAAAGACGCAATGTACTTCGCCAAAGGAAAAATCTACGGTGAAAGCATTTATCATTACGATGATTTTGCGACATCTGGCAACGAAGCTCACTTGTCCGCAGTAGGTGTTCAGTCCGTTTACGGAATGGCTCCTCGCGTGGATACTCGTGGTAGAATTCCTTCGGTACAACTTATCGAGGTTACTCGTCAAGTTCCAGGTCTTAATTTGACCCAATAGTGGATTTTCCCCTCCATTAATCAACCCTTAGACCTCCTCCTGAGTATCGGGAGGAGGTCTATTTTTTAATATGAAAATAATAATACTAGGTAAGAAAAATCAGGTTGGAACTGTTCCAGCTATTAATGTCAAAGGCATGTCTCAAGTGAGGTATAACTTCATATGGGATCGCGAAGTTAAGTACTACGCATATACACCTAAAAACCAGAAAGAAGTGGACGACATATTTCGTACACAAGGACGGTTATATAAGCACATGCACTTCTCCGTGTTATTAGAAATAGAGGCCGAGGAAGAGCATCCAATACCGAAGGCTAAAGATCGAAAGAAGGCCAAAGCTCAACCGGTGGAAGAAGCCGTTAAATAGCCTAGTATGAGAGTATGGCCTCGATTACTTACCTTTCTCTCAAGACTCAATTGGCTACCATGTTTGGAGCCGATGATATTACTGATCTGCCTCCTGTAGACCAAGACAGAGTCGGAATTTACGTAAACCAAGCTTATCGAGAGTGCTATAACTCTTACGATGGTAAGCGACCCATGTGGGCCCAACGAGGTTTCACTTTAAGTTTTGTAGCCGACCAAGCCTGGGCCGATATGTCGATAAAAGTCGTTTCTGTCGACAAGATTCCTGAACTTGTCGATGAGGGACCCCTATCGCCGATGACAGGTCCTGAAGCTGAAATAAAAGCTCGATCTATTTTCTCTGCTGATTTTAGAGCTCCCTCAGGAAGGGGATTAAACTTCCCGCAATTTAAACAGAACGAAGTCGAGAAGGGTAGACCGATCTGGTACTATGTCGACAATCGAGACCAGGGTGCAGATGCATCAGTTGTTCCTCGGTTATTTCTGTATCCAGTTCCCGATAAAGCTTATGATGTAGAGCTATACGCTAACATTATACCTGACGAACTTGAACTTGATGCTGACGAACCTAGGATGCCTGCCGATCTAGTTTGGGATATTCTTTTTCCGATCGCACAAGGTAAGGTTTTGTCTGACCCGCGATATAATGGAGATAACAAAGAGTTCTTATCTCGCATGGCTGATGAAGCTCGGAAAAGACTGAAGCAACTCGTCTCACCTCAAAAGCATAAAGGTTCGCTAAGATTATCTAAAAGGGGAGGCTGGTAGTGCCAAGGGATCTCACTATAAGACCCCTCGGTCGTCCTAAAATTTCCGAAGATAATGCTCTTGGGTTTAAGCGCCTTAGTCGAAAGTTTGTGGTCGAAGGTCCGAGGGTGTGCAAGATAGAAATTGAGAAAGCTGTTAACCCTCTTTTTCTTGCTGTCGGTACTCCTGATGAAGAGTTTACGGATCATCTTTTAGTAACCCAACAAATTGAGCCTGCACCAAGCACTTTAGACAAAGCGTATCTTACGAGGGAGTATGTACAAATCAGGAGTACTTTCTCTTCTGAGAGTACATCAGAGTCAGGGGATTTTAAAAGAATAAATCGTAAGTATACAGTATTACGATCTCAACATGCACAAGGTTACGGAGCTGCTGCATGGGGGAATCACCCTCATAATAATGTAGGCGGTCAATCTAATGATCCGTGGGATTACCTACCTAATGTCGTTCTCGCTACAGAACCTGTAGCAGTTAGCTACACCGATAATGGTGGGGGTACAGCAATCTTTGGGCGTTCGGTAAATGTGCCTGGTAATTTAGCTATGCCCATGATTAACAATGTAAGCTTAAGCGATTCTTTGACGGGAGCAGCTGGAGCTGATAATTTAAGTGTTTCGTGGGTGAGGTCTACCGCTCAAGTTGATACCTCAAATCCTGGAGTAGATGTCTGGAGTGTAGGGTGGGTAGCTCCAGTCCTGGATCATTGGACTGCGGGTAACGGTAAGGGTGGATCTAAAAGCTTTCAGAATCCCGCTATGATACATTTTGACGAAAATGGACTCCGGAAATACGCCTTTGGTGTTAACGGAGCTCAAGGTCCAACAGTTATGTACAGCTATATTTCATATGTAGTTGGCGATGACCCTGGGACTACACTTTCAAGCTGGTACGGCACAGGTTCAGTTCAGCCTACCACCACAATGGATTTTTACTTAGCCCACATTGATGGGAACAACAGAACCTCTACTTTTAAACATCAATTTGCAAATGCGTTCTACGTCCAAGATACAACGGACGGAATTGAGTTTCCAGATAAAAACGGTGATGATGTAAAGGTAGCTGATGAAATCCCCTACCAAATAATTTTCGACTATGAGTATGCGACTGAAGATGCAGTTGAAGGTTCATTTGACTCTACTGGCGGTCGAGCGGCTGGTGCTTATGCGGCTCTACCAAAGTCTAGTAAACAGGCAGCAATGGCGGCGTATAAAGGTTTTACCGAAATGCCCATGTTCCAGAAGCAAAAGATAATAAAAGCTGCGGGTGTTATCTCTTTTAGCCACACCTATGTAAGACTAGGTGGAGGTGGAGGCTCTGCTCCCATGGGCAATTCGATTAAGCCAATTTTTTCACACGGCTCAAAAAAAATATGGAAGATCGTTTTGACCTATGTTGGATGATGAGCTAGAGCTACGACTTGCTCAGATTGAGCAAGATATTGAGGCCGTAAGGGAAGAGGCTGAAAGCGAAGGGCAACCGCCCGATTTCTTCGATTTCGATATGGCTCATAGACAAGTGATAGTACATTGGCTTAAGCCTGAGGAGGCTGCGGAAGGTGAGCCAGAACCCGAACCGATCGTTTCCCTCGCCAAGGCAAAGATTGAGATCTTAAGCCAAGCCCGAGCAATCGATCTAGACGATAAAAGACCAAACGTATCTCATGGCGACATCTTGGTTCTCGATTCGGGTTGTCCCTTTTATGCATTATGCGCAGTTGTAGACGCACAGTTTGGTGAAGCGGGATGGCAACTAGAAGACGACCTCGACCCTCCCGTTGCTGAGACTGACGAAGACGAAAACACCGAGAAAGTATTTCGTGAATTTATTGTTTGGGGCGGTTGTGGAGCGGAACCAGGAGAGGGTGGAGACTTTTGCGTCGGCGCTGGAGGTGCTACCGCAAGTGCGATTGGCAGTCTTTCAGTTTCTCAGGCTGCGGCAACACTTACAAATATAGGCTTTTTCGGAACTGCTGAAGGTGACCCCGCTGACCCAACTACAGTTGAGTTGCCTAGTTTATCTGGGCTAACTCTCGATTCGACTCCCGGTGATACCACAACTTTTTTAGCCCTAGATCCAACTGTAGCTCGCTGTTCACCAGGAGATGCTTGTAACGGGATCTGGGCAGATCTAAAATCGGTAAGCTCCACAGAGACACAAAAGGCTTTAACAAAAGAGATTACCACTCGCACTCTTAACATTGTACCTCAATCACTAATCCAGAAAACTTTACGGATTTCAAATACGGTGACTACTGTTACAGGTGACTCTGGAGTTTTATCTTCTTCTGTATGTGGAGACTTAAATATGAACTCGGTAGTAGGGAGTGGCGGTGGAGGTAGTGGATCCATAGCCGCAGATTCTATTAGCGTAATCCCGACGCCAGGTGCTGAAGCGACAGAATTTAGTGCTATCTCTCTAGATCCTATCGACCCAGATGTTGATATCGTCGAAGAAGGGGTTGATGTTTTCGATGTACCAGGCCCGATTGCGGTTACTGCTTTGGATACACCCACAAGAGTTTTTCTTCCCGTTATTGGAGCGTTCTGCCCAAAGACTACCGACCTAACCGTATTAGATTCTTTTTGGGCTGCGGGTACTAGTGCGGAAATAACGAGGGCTTGTGATCCAGAAAGCGATTTAGATACTCAGGAAATTACTGTTACTCTTACGCCTAGAAAGAAGACATTAGCGTTTGAGTGCGGGTTACTCGTAGGTTCAGTGCTAGAAGAAACAATGGCAACGGCGACTCCTATTACCTATAAGTTTGAAACTCCGTGCTGTTGCGATGAAGATCCCGTTGATCCGTGTGAGCCTGGTATCCCTTCGGTGACTGCCACCTTTAAAGAACAGGACGGAACAATAACTACAGTCGTGGCGAATTTTATGGCAGGCCAGTGTCGGTACGCGGGCGGGGGCATGGTGGTCAACTTTAATGCGGATACAGGATTGTGGACTGCGAGTGGTAACAACGCGATGGGTTGGAGTATAAGAGGGTCGGCAAATACACCAAATGGTATGCCTACTACTTTTGTCGGAACAGGGATTGCGGGGGTCACTGCCGAACTAAGTTTTTCATGAGCGATAAAAATAAATCAGAAGGTCTTGGCGATACCGTTAAGAAAATTACTAATGCCGTAGGGATTAAGCAGTGTGGTGCTTGCAAGAGGCGCCAACAAAAACTCAACCGATTGTTCCCCTACAAGAATAAGGATAAAAATAAAGAGTGAGATTCTTCCGCATACCTGCTTTTACTGGCATTGAAACCCATCGCGATGATGCTGATCGTGGAAGCCTGCGCGTAGTTGAGGGCTGTGTTCCGCACGGACCTGGTGGACTGCGTAGTGGGCCAGTCTGGGAAAAACTAGGGGAGGTAGACCTATTCTCTAATTCGACTCAGAATCATATGACGGCTTCTGATGATGGCCAGGGTAATTCAATCGCTTATGTCAGTCGAGAAAATGAGATACACGATCTCGCGGTATTCAGTACTGAGAACACTGCGATTGTAAGCCTGGGTGCGAACTACGCTGTAGCAGCTCCGACCGCATATATAGAGGAGGCAGCCGCAATCACACCTATCGGGAATCAGCTTTACGCCCTTGGAGATGGGACTATGGAAGCTGTGGCTGTAGGAAAGGGCCCACCGATGGTTCAAGCAGCAGTATTTCCAGATGAGAGGATTTACTCACAGGAATGGTCAAGGTTTCCAAATTGTAAGTTCTATGTCCAGGGTCCAAAGAAAACTATTTTTGCATCAGGTAATCCTGATCTACCCCTAAGAGTTTACATGTCTGAGCCCGCTGGTTTAAGTGCTCCTTTTAGAGACTCACCTTATTCAACTGAGCTCACCAATGAGTACGCTGGTTCGCTTAGCACTATTGATATACTGTCAAGTAACGCTTCACATATCACGGCTCTCTCTACTCGCGGGGATCAAGTTGTCGTGCATACTGATAAAGGTTGCCATCTTCTGTACGCACCTCAAGGGGATCAGGCAGACACGGGCTACCGAGTAGAACAAGTGCCCGCTACGAATTTTTCGGGTGCTGTAAATTCTCAGGTTGTGTCTGGAGAAAGCGGGAGCCAGCATTTTTGGATGGGTCACGACGGCCAAATTTATAAAGACGATGCTGCAAGAAGAGGGGCCGAAGATTTTAAGGGTTACGCAGATGCTGAACAGGCAAACTGGAAAGCTAAAGGTCAATGGGAGCGAGAGCACCCTGTAGATCTTTCTAACGCATTCGCAACCTACGACCCGCAGTCAGGAATGTATTGGATATATACATCCGCTTGAAAGCGCTCTAACCCCTCAATATATTTAAAGCATGGCAATTATAAATCTTACATGG